TGGGCCTGCGCCTAAAGAGCCTACGCCGCCAGAAGGCAAAAAGGACGAAGACAAAAAAGAAGAGCCTAAAGCGCCTACGCCTCCAACCTTTATCAACATGGATCCGCTCAAAGGGTTACGAGAAACATTTGTACCTCGCAATCTATTGGGTCAAACGTATGATCCAAGCGTTAGAGAAGATTACGAAAAAGACGTAGATAAAGCGCGACCTAACTTCTACCAGAGAATGCCGGGACAAAGCTATGCCAATCCTGTCTACCAGACGCCCACAATTGCCGTACCGCAGACGCAGTTCGGGGGGTATGGGCAACCTATGCCTATGGCGCCACTAGCCCCCTACGCCGGTCTAGGAGGCTCTAGAGGGATGTATGCAGAGCAAGAGGAGGAAGAAGAGCCAAGACCCGGTGGTCCGTCTAGAGACCCCTCTGATGGTGTTTATTAATTATGGATTCAGTCGCCTTAGCTAGCTATATCCATAAAAAAATTAGAGAGCTTGAAGAAAACCGAAAAGACTACGTTAGTTACAATAACGTTAAAACAATGGAGGATTACAAGTTTGTGATGGGTGAGTTATCAATGCTTCGCACCCTTCGCGATGAACTCAGAGAAGCGTTGCAATTTGAAGGAGACCCCGATGAGTAATCTGGCAACAGATACTGTCGCAAAAACTACGTCCATTACGGATGCATACACCAAACCAGAAGAACGCGTTTTAGACCCCACGCTTTTAGACAAAAGCTTGCTGGAACGAATGCCTAACCCGACAGGATGGCGCCTGCTTGTGCTGCCATACAAGGGGAAAGGTGTAACTGACGGCGGCATTGTCTTGACTAAATCAACCATAGATCGAGAAGGTCTCGCTACCGTGGTTGCTTATGTCTTAAAGCTAGGCCCACTTGCTTACCAAGACTACGACAAATTTGGCGGAGAAGCTTGGTGCAAAGAGGGGCAATGGGTGCTAATTGGTAGATACGCGGGCGCCCGTTTTGCTTTAGAAGACGATGAAGAGGTAAGGATTATCAATGATGATGAAGTCATTGGCACCATCCTTGATCCTGATGATATTAAGTCTTTGTGAGGTGAAACATGTCAGAAGAAACTTTAAGCGAAGCCCTCGCTAACCTCGACAACGAAGATTACATTCAGAGTGCTGCGATCCCAGAAGATAAAAGAATGTCTTCTGACGATCCTAGCGATGAATCGACGTATGTTGAATTAAGCGAAGAAGAATACGAAGAAATCAATCCTGTTACCGAAGATGAAGTTCAAGAAGAATTTCAAGGTAACGAGGTTGATTACGAGGAAGACGAGATTGAACGTCGAACTCGAACAGCGCAAGAACGAATTAACAAAGCAGTCAAGCAAGCTAAAGACTATCAGCGTCGAGAACTTCAAGCTCTTCAATACGCAAAGCAATTGCAAGAAGAAAATGAGAGGATATCTAACCAACTAAAAAGCGCCAGTAGGCAATCAGCAGAACAGAACCTGCAAATGCAGGAAAGCTATTCTGTTGAGTTCCAAAATCGCATCAATGCTCAAGCTGAAGCTGCAAAAAGACAGTTGTCTCGAGCATTTGAATCTGGCGATCAGGAGGCTATGGTTGAGGCTCAACAGTTACTTGCAAGGAGTGAAGCTGATAGGAGTTCTCTAAACAAGTACAAGCAAGAGCTTGAACAGTACAAAAAAGACTATGCCAAGTGGGTTCAAGACCAAGCGCAATACGAAGCCTACATGGCACAACAGGTTGCTCAACAACCTCAATATGTCGAAGAGCCTGTTTATCAGGAACCTTCGGAAAAAGCCCAGACGTGGGCGTCCAAGAATGAATGGTTCGGAAGAGACCAAGTAATGACCAATGTTGCCTTTGCAGTTCATCAAGAACTGGCAAATAGCGGCGTTGACTTGGAATCTGATGAATACTATTCTGAACTTGACAGAAGAATCCGCGCAGAATTGCCTCATAAATTTAGCGGAAAAAAACTCGCGGGAAACGGCAGACCCGTCCAAACAGTCGTTTCTGGATCGCGCACAACTGGAAGTGGACGCAATCAAAATGATCGTAGGATTGAACTAAGCCCTAGCGAACAACAACTTGCTCGAAAATTAGGTGTTCCGTTCAAAGAATACGCAAAACAAAAAATGAGGCTACAAAGATCATGAGCGAAGAAAACGTAGAAACAGCGGGATCAAGCCGAAAGCCACGTAGTGCCAGCTCTCGAAACACTACCAGCCAGAGGAAGCCATGGACTCCGCCTCAAGTACTGGAAACACCACCTGCTCCCGATGGGATGCGGTATCGCTGGATTAGAACTGCGATTCGAGGTGAGGAAGATAAAAGCAACGTACACATGCGAATGCGTGAAGGCTTTGAGCCTGTACACCCAAGTGAAGTAGAAGGTTACAGCTTGCCTGTAATCGACGAGGGTAAAAACGCAGGAACAGTTGGCGTTGGTGGACTCATGCTCGCCAAGATTCCAGATGAAACGGCAGAAGAAAGGAATGCTTACTATTCTCGAAAGACGGACAATCAAATGGCCGCTGTCGATAATGATCTCATGAAAGATGAGCATCCCTCTATGCCTATATCCAGAGAGCGCAAAACACGGGTATCATTTGGTGCTTCTAACAAATGAACACCTTGATTGTGTAAAGGAGAACTTAAATGGCGAATAAAGACGCGCCTTTTGGCCTCCGCTATGTGCGTAATCTGCAGGGTAATTACAACTCTTCAGGGCAGTCTAAGTATCGTTTGACCACTGCGTCAGCAACGAACACGACTGCTATTTATCAAGGCGACATCGTGACTCAAGATACCAATGGTATCGTGACTCGAATCGCTCGCGCAGACGGCGGTGGTGCTACTTCAGCAATTATTGTTGGAGTTTTTAATGGGTGTTTTTACACCGACCCGACAACCAGTAAGCCGACTTGGAGCAACTACTGGCCTGGCAATGCTGCCACGGACGCTGTTGCTTTCTTGTACGACCATCCTATGGATGTGTTTGAAATTCAGGCAGACGCAGCGTTCCCTGTTGCAGACCTCTGGGGCAACTTTGATATTGTTGACAACACAGGTACTGGTAACACTGATAGTGGTATTTCATACGTCGAACTTGACGTAACCACTGGTGCTACTACTGCAACCTTGCCGCTGAAGGCGCTTGACATCTCTACAGATCCCGATAATTCGGACGTAGCTTCGGCCAACACTAACGTGCTTGTTACCATTCAGAATCATCTGTTTGGTCAGAAGCAAGTTGGTTTAGCGTAAGGAGGGCTGAATAGATGGCAATTTCACGCGCACAACTAGCGAAAGAACTGGAACCAGGTTTAAACGCCTTGTTCGGTATGGAGTATGCTCGGTATGAAAACCAGCATGCCGAAATCTTTGAGACAGAGTCTTCTGATCGAGCATTCGAGGAAGAAGTTCTGATCGTTGGTTTCGGTAACGCCGCAGTCAAAGAAGAAGGTCAAGGAGTAGAATTCGACTCAGCAAGCGAAGGTTTCACCTCTCGCTATACGCATGAGACGATTGCTCTTGCCTTTGCTCTGACCGAGGAAGCGGTGGAAGATAATTTGTATGACCGCCTCGGCGCTCGTTATACAAAAGCTCTTGCCCGAAGCATGGCACACACCAAGCAGGTTAAAGCTGCAAACGTTCTGAACAATGCGTTCAGCAGCAGCTATACCGGCGGTGACGGCGTATCCCTTGTGAATACGGCTCACCCCCTTGCTTTTGGTGGCAACTTGGCCAACCGTGCAACAACTATGTCAGACTTGAATGAGACTTCTCTTGAGAATGCTCTTATCTCAATCTCGACTTATGTTGATGACCGAAACATGATCACGGCCCTCAAAGGGACCAAGCTGATTGTTCCGGCTCAACTGCAGTTTGTTGCTGATAGGTTGCTCGAAACGCCTGGACGTGTCGGCACGGCAGACAATGACATCAACGCAATCAGGAACATGGGGCTGTTGCCGGAAGGCTATGCAGTTAACCATTTCTTGGTTGACAACGATGCATGGTTTGTCTTGACTGATTGTCCTGACGGCTTCAAGCACTTTGAAAGAACCCCGATCACTACTTCTATGGAAGGTGATTTCGACACTGGAAACGTGCGTTACAAAGCCCGTGAGCGTTATAGCTTCGGATGGAGTAACCCTCGTTGCGTGTTTGGTTCTCAAGGAGCCTAAAACTAAGAAGGGGGCTTTTGCCCCCTTTCTTTTTTATGTAAGATCAATCTATCCCTGACAGTCGCATGGGGCGACTGACTCAACCCAAGACAGGAGATACACATGGGTACTACCACTTTTTCTGGCCCTATTAAGGCTGGAACGA